GGCGACATGGTCATGGGCTCTACCTCTGAAGGGGTAGTTTATGGAATGGTTGAACACGTAATGAATGAAGGTGGTACCCTTGGTGTACCTGGATCAGAATATGCTCTTGAGTCTATGCCCCCAGAAAATCCAGCAATGTCTGTAAGAATTTTTGAATATGAAGAAGATGAGTGGGAACCAACAGCATACAGTATAGGCATGATGTATAAAGATGCTACGGTAGTAGATATACAGAATCAGCCAATGAATTTAGAAAATGTAAACAAACAGGCACCATGTTGGGATGGATATGTACAACGTGGTATGAAGCCAGGTGCTAATGGTAAACCAGTTCCTAACTGTGTACCTGCAAAAAAATTAGCATTTGAAGGTTTTGGAAAAGATTATACAAAGTCAACTAGAATAGTTTTATTATGAACACATTTTATTTTTGGCATTCATTGGTTATTGGTTTATTAATGATATCCTCATTTTTTTGGGGTAAATCTTATCAAAGAAAAAAAGTCAATGAGTAACAACAGATTAAGAAAAAATAGAAAGAAGAAATACGCACATAATCAAATTCAAATAAAAGATGGATGGATTGTTCGTGTTAGAAAAGATGGAACAATTAAAGAAAAGTTTTCAAAATATATAGTTAATCATAATAAAAATAGTTAATCTATTTTATAAAAACTGGCAATAACTTAGGTGTTTTTTCATCTATTATTATATTTTTATCATGAGTTACTTCTTTAAACATTTCAGAAAAATGTTTTGAATTAAAAACTAAATCAATTATTTGTTTTTCGTCTCCAATAAACTTTACAGATCCATGTTTTATTGGTTGATATATAACGTTCATTTTATTTTTTTTTGCATATTCAATAACATAAGACAAATATTTTGCAGAATATTCTGTTTTGAATGGGGTTATCCATAAAAAATTATTATTGTTAAAATTAATGTGCGTAACTATAACATCTGAGTATTCTGGCTTCATCCATATTGGAACATCCTCAAACTCTAACCACATGCACATATATTCTTTACAAGGAAATTGCGGTCTATTGTCATAGTCTGAACATTTTTTATTTTTTTGATCTAAAAATATACATGGCTTTCCATCTGGTACAACATGTTCATGTATTGTTCCAATTCTTAATGCACTTCCATCACAACATTTTGTACATGTACCACACTGTTTAGCCACTACCAACCACCACCACAAACTTCTTTATAATGATATCTTGTTGACTTTTTAATGCCCTTTTTGCTAGGGCCATAAATATCTAACGAACATGAAGGACACTGATAATACCATTCTTTGGCAAAATAATCATATATAAAACCCCTAAGACTTTTATTTTTATTCATCACAAATTCTTCAAAGGGGTACAACACGTCATTTGGGACCATGCATCTAGTATACCAGTCAGTAGTCAAAAAGTAAAGAGCAGTTTCTGGACGTGCTCAGGTCCCTCTAGTTAATATTAAATAACTATGAGTTTATTTTACCTGGATTTGTTTAGGTTTTTTATCTTCTGGTACGATTCTTTCAATCTTAACAGACAACAATCCGTCAACTAATTCAGCATTAGTTACTTCCATGTATTCACCCAGTGCAAAAATGCGGGTAAATTTACGAGAACTAATCCCCTTATAGACAGTTTGAGAACCGTCTGTGCCGTCTTTCTTTTCACCTTTAATGATAAGAGAGCCGTTATCTACGGTTACCTCAATATCATCTCTGGAAAAGCCAGCAAGGGCAATGTCTACCTCATATGTATCTTCATCAATTTTGATTAGATCATATGGTGGATATCCACTGTTATTGGTTTGTACCCTTTTAAAACGCTCCAATTCACGATTGAAGCCAACAAAAAATGGATCTTGAAAAAGATCCAACATAGATGTTACCATTTTATTTCTCCTTTTCAGCGAGTAGTTTTGTCCCCCCTAGGAGCAGACAATATAATTATACCATCCTATCTTTAATTTGTCTTTCTTTTATTTCTACAAGTTGTCCCATATGTTTGGCCTCTATGTCTTTTCTAACCCACGTCATGCCATATGTACTATCTAAAGTATTAATGCCTTCTCTTCTTAAAAGTCTTTCAGCCATAGACTGAAACGTTGGATCATCGCTTAAATTTAAATAAGAATTATGATACCAAGGTAAGTCATAAAATGCTGGTGCGTTAACTAAAAGCATGCCAGCGGTTGTCCAATGCTCTTGTATTGGAGGTTTGCTATTAATTATTTTTCCACTTAAACCATATGCTGGAACGTTTACGCCAACTAATGGTCTATCAATTTCAAACATTTTTTCAATTATTGATACATCTAACTGCATATCAGAATCTACATAAAGTATTGCTTGATAGTTTACTATACCTAAATTCTCTTCAGTACAATCTTCTCCCCAATGATGACCTGATGTTTTTCTAAATCTTTGTGCAAATTCACGAATAAGATTTCTACCAGTTTCAATTCTTATCCATCTGTTTTCAGAGGTTACCTTTTTTTCCATATCATTTATAGAATATGTCCAGTAATCTCCATTAACTTCTTTAAGTTTATCAATAACATCTTTAAACGGATCTACCCCATTATTATCTAATTCAAAAGATGCAAAAAATTTAACATTTGGAAATTTTGCTATTATTTCTTTTGCATTTTCTATCCAAGACAAATGTTCGTTTTTAAAACATTTCCAAGCAACTAAAGGTGTTCCAATTACAAAGTGTTTATTATAGTCAATTTCTTTAAAAAGTACTTGTGACATGTTCTTTTCCTAACTGTCTATCTAAGTGTACGTGCATAAATGTATTATTCATCAATTTTTTATCTATATCTTTTTTAATCCACATTGGTTTACTTTTTTTAAACATAAGTTTAAACACTTCTTCATCCATCTCATATTGATCTTCTACCATAGTGCCAACTTGTGCATCTAATAATAAAGTTGGTTTAAAAATATTTTCTTTTATTAAATAATATGCATAAAGAAAAAAATCAAAATGTTCCCAATTTATGTCTTTAATTCTATTTTTATAATCAATATATTGCATAAAATCTAAAAATATTGATTTTTTATATATTGGAATATCATTATACCAAAAATAAAATTGAAAGTTGTTGGTTTTATTTTTTATTATTTTTTTGTCGTCTTCTGTAAAAAAATCAAGAGGTGATGTTGTGATATTTATTAGATGTTTGTTTTTTTTAACGTATCTATCAAAATAGTTTCCAAAAATTCTAGATTTTTTATAGTAATTTTTAAATAATTGATCATAGTCTACTGTTTTAAAAAACTCTGTATCTGCATCTATTGTTGCTACATATTCAAAATTTGTATTATCAAAAACATATTGTACTCCTATAAATTTTTTTCTTGTCTGTATTCCTTTTCTGCTATAGTTTAAAAAAATTATAGATTTAAAACTTAAATTATTTGACATTAATTTAAATTTTTTAAAATCTTCAAGACTAGAAAAAATAAAAAATAAACTGTTATCATCATCATAATATTTATGATAACTTTTTAGTAAATTAAGTCCTTCATGAAATTTTGGTTCGTGTATTGGACATACAAAGCAAGAACTTTTCATTTTATATTTCTCCAACATAATCACTACATATTCCAAACAATGAAGATTGTTGCAATTCTTTTGAAGGTAGTGTTAAATGTACAAGAATAGAATTATCTGTAATTTCTTTTCCAGGATAAGTCCAAATATAATTTCCAGTTGTTAGTGTAAAATCATCATCTTGGTGCCAAAAAGACTCTATATCTTTAATTTTAGAAAATTTATTTAAGGCTTCTAAGTTTTTGCAATGTACCCAAACAATATCTGACCACTCTTCAATAGTTTTATATTCTACAGGATATTCTGGTTTATCGTGTCCAAGGTATAGTTTATTTGATATTGACCAAACATCTATCTCAACATCAAAACCTAAACTTATTGCTTTTTCTATATATGGTATAGAATTTTCTAAAGTTTTATTAGATCCAAAAATATTACCACGATGTGCTATATATTTCATTTTTCAACTTGAACCCAAATCCATTGACGATGATTGTCGCCAGGGCCAGTTGGTCTAAGATCTGATTTATAGTTTTTAAATCCTATCTTATTTAGTAAGTCATCCTTTAACTCTTCTTCGTCTGTAATGCTAACATCGGCATGACCATTTGTACTTGCTGCTTCATAAACATTATCATAGTATTTTGCTGTAGGAATATTTTCTTTTCCACCATATCCCATTTGAAAACAAAGTCTTCCACCTGGTTTTAATACCCTATACGCTTCTTTTAATATATTAAATCTAATTTCGTGTACACAGATATGTTGAAAACAAATAACTGCAAACATTACATCATAAACATTATCTTCTATCATAGATAGATTATCTCCAGATGTATGGTATAAGTTAGGGATAGCAATATTGTTATGTTGTAAGTTTAACTTTGCCTTATCAAGATTAATGTTAGATATATCTACCCCATCAATTCTTTCAAATCTGTTATTAAACTTTACTATGTTCCTACCTGGACCACAACCGTAATCTAAGGCTACCATTCCTGTTGTATCAAAGTCTTTAAACAAATATGTGTTGTAGTCTGCCCAATTATTGTGACCATCATATGATCCAACTACTGGATCTCTAAACTGTAAACTCCAAATTGCAGCATATTGATCATAATATTTATTTTGCATATTTAGATAATCGTTTTTATTTCTATTCATTGTGATTTTCCAAATAATGTTCTAGATCTTCTGGAGTTCCAACACCCCAAACTTTTTCTATCTGTTTAATTTTTATTTTTTTACCATCTTCAATTGCTTGATTATAAACTGGAACAACATAAAATTCATTATTGGTTCTTATATTTTTTGATATCATGTCTTTTGCATACTTAACATAATCAGATCCCTTTTTCCAATAGTATATACCAATTGTTGCAATACTTGATATTGGGTTTTTTTCTGCTACTTCAGAAACAAATCCATTATCATCAAGTTTAACAAAAGACCATTTGGGGTGCGTATTTGTAAAAGTTATGATTCCACCATCAATCTCGTCAGCACCAAAAGCATATAAACATTCATTGCTATCCCACTCTACAAGTTGATCAGAGTTTGCTATTAATAATGGTTCATCATTGTTAATATATTGCTCTGCAAGCAGGGTAGTAACTGCTGCACCCTCTGTTAATCCGTTTACTGTAACAATGTCACATCCTGGTTTAATTAAACTTAGTAGTTGTTTTAAATTATATTTTTCATAATGTTCTTCTTGTACAATAAAGATATAGTGAGCATCAATATTTAAATTTTCAACAACTCTTTGAATCATTGGTTGTCCATTAACATCTATTAATGGCTTAGGAAATGTATATCCAACTTGAGCAAATCTAGAACCAGCACCAGCCATAGGTATTAAAACATTCATTTTTTCATTTTTCCAAGGCACCTCTATATCTCCTTTTAGTCTTAACCTTTCTATTATATCAAACAATCTTTTTTCATTTAAATCGTCTGCATCTTTTACTGCATATAAGTTAGCACCAGAAGTGATTGCTGCTTTTCTTCCTATATGAGAATCTTCTACAATTATTGTATTTTTAGGAAAAGCATTTAGGGCTATCATACATCTCCAATACATTTCTGGATATGGCTTAGCATGTTTTACATCTTCATTGCTCATTATATATTCTACATATTTTAAAACTCCTATAGAATCTAGAGCAGTTATAACAGTTTCTCTTACAGCATTGCTGGCTACTGCAACTTTCCAACCATTTTCTTTAAGTCTTTTCATAATTGATATTGCAGTATCGTTTTTTGAAACAGTTTTAAATATCTCTATTGTTTCTTTTTGTTTATCTTTCCATATTTGATCGTAATATTCAATTGGCAATCCTTTTGTTTCTGTTAACAGTTTTAATCTTTTTGTAGTTGGTAACCCATCAAACTTAGACAAATGTTCTTCCCTAGAAACAACATACTTTTCATCAATTTTTTTTAATGCATTGTTTAAAGCATGATAGTGAAAGTCTCTAGAATTAACCAACACACCATCAAGATCAAAAATGACCAACCTGTTGTCATACATTGGGATTAACTCCAGCATGTCTGTGCCATTTATTGTGTCTTACTATGGCATTTTTATTACATTTCATAATATATTTATCTCTTACTCTCATGGACCACTCTACGTCTTCTTCTTCATTCCAGCCAAAAGATTCATCTAGTGATTCTTCTATCATAACGTATTTTTTTACAATAAAAAATCCGCCAGATATATACATATATTGTGTTTGTGTCCAATCATCATAATCTAAAGACCACGCTCTTCCGTGACCTGGCTTATCCCACAAAGACCAATCCATTGGATTGCGAGCACCTGTAATTAAATATTGAGGACAAGAGCATATGTCCCAATCTGTTCCAAATTTTTTAAAACTTCTATACCAATTTTGATCAAAAATATGATAGTCATGCATTAGAACTATGTTTTCATATTTGGATTCTTTAACTAAAATGTTTTTCTTTCTTGTAATCCACATAGGTTTTTGATTTTCATTAAAGTCTATCTTACGAATATCTGGACCTGATATGCCTTCACTATCTCCACCACCAACAAATAATATTTCATACTCTGGAATGTTTAAATCACGAATGCTTTTAATAATATGTAGTAATCTATCTTTATCTTCGTATGTTGTTATTATTCCAAAAGTCCATGGAATATCTTGCACAGTTATGCCTTAGAGTTTCTTTTTGCTAACAATGCTGGGAAGTCTTTTACTTTGGTGTCTCCCATATAACCCCAAGCATATCCTTCATCAATCATCATTTGATTTAAAGATTTGTCAAAACCTTTAATATGTAGATCTCCAAGGATACGACCATATTTTTCTGTAGAGTCTGGCTTATGTGTTTTAATAATAATGTTTTCTGCACCTTCAAGTTTTTTCTTAAGCCACTCTTTTGATTGTAAGCCTAATTCTTTTTCATATGTGTCTGTTGTACGAGATTCTGGGGTGTCGATACCTGCAAGACGGACACGTTGGAAATAAGAAACATTAAAGCCCAAATCA